CCAGTTTCCATAGCTTGCTAGTGAATAAGTCATCCCGTTTTTCGAAAAATAAGCGCACCTCTTGCACATCCTCTTTTGTTGCCACCGTGTTAAGCTGTGATTTTATCACGCTCACGTCCTCCTCAACCCCTGCGAGGCGGGTCTCTACCCTGGTAATGCGCTCTCCGTACTCTACACTCATGTCAATCACTCCCTGGCTTGTGTGTGGTAAAATGCAAATGCACCCCGCGCTTGGTTGGCCACTTGGTTCGGGGTGTAAATAGGCCCCGGCTTATCGCTGGGGCCTTGGGTTATTAGAGGGCTACATCTTTGTAGGTTTCGGAAGTTTGCTCGGCGCTATTTGCTTGGGCGCCGTTGACTTGGTGGTTGCTGTTCTCTTTTTCTCTCCTGTACCAGTGTCGTACCTATCGGAGAATAGTACCTTTACATCATACGGCATGGCCGCGAACAATGCTTTGCGTTCCGCAATGCTGGTGGCGGTAGCTATAGCTATCTCCCACGGGTCATTGCTGCGTCTAGCCAAGTACTGTTCGTATGTGTTTTTATACTCTGCAATGCTGGTTTGGCTTGGGTCTATCAGGTTTTCACTCAACAGAGAACGGTACGCTTCTTCTAGGCTCTTGCCTTCATTGACTGCTTTTATTGTAGCGTTTCTACGTGCTATTTGCCGTTTAGCAGCGTCCTTTCTTACGGTGTCCTTAATATCATAGATCTTAGAGGTTTCACCGTTATGACTGATACGCAGAAACGTACCTAGTATGTTAAACCCTGGCATACGTAATATCTGCTGTAGTTCAGATTCGTCAGTGATAACCTCGGCTCGCGTCGGCATCCTATATAACACAGAACCACCAAGGTTGTTCCATGCGAAGGCACCGTATTCTTTAGCGACTTGCGTTCCGCCGGCAGTGAATCCTGTATCCGATATAACACTTCTCCCCCTATATTCATCGACGGGGTTAATACCTAGTGCAGCTATCTGGTATCCTTTGTATGCCACATCTAGTACCGGGTGCAGGTCATACGGATTCACAGACGCCAACGTGCTTAGTAACCCATCCTTGCCACCTATTTTGCCATTCACAACATCCCATATGGCAGCTCCTATTATCTGCCCTTCATAATCCTGCGGGATACGCAAGTATATAGCGTCTTGCTCATCATTCACCAGACCAAGTGGAATCGTAACATACATACGTTTATCATACTCGTCAATTTTGTTGATTGCCCTGCCGATCATCGTATTCGCACCTAGCATACCAGCTCCGGCCAATATCAGCTTCGGCACTACGTTAAGCATAGCGACTTTCCAAGCATACCTAGCAGGATTATCTTTATACGCTTCTGCCGACGACCTTAGCCCTTCTTTGTTTATGTTTGAGAACATAAACAGGTTGTTGGTGATTATGTGCCATTTGCCTCTCCTGGTGTAATCCGGAGTGCCTACACTGCCACGCACCTTGTGGGCACGTACTCTTACTGGCATATCCGGATGATACTCTTTAAGGTACTTGTAGCCTGCCAATTTTGCCGTTAATTCGGTAACACGGCCTGTTTTATCTAGTATCTCTAATGCGGCTAGCAACCTGCCTCTTATTGGCCCCACGTTCTTCGTCAATGGTACGTCGTTTGTAAACTCCCTTACTAGGCGTTCTACCTCATTATCGAAGCTGACATCACGAGAAGAATACACTCTTCCCGAAGGTACGGCATATTCCCTCATGGCTGCCGATATATCCTCGCTTCGCTGGCCCTTGAACACTTCGTTATACACTTCCGTTAAGGCTTGCCGATACATAACCGCTAGCTTGGGCACGTCCCTTAACCGCACCTCTTCTAACTTGGTTACGGTTCCAGCAAAGTCCCTTATTGTGTTTCGCGCTTGCCACATCGGATTTTTACCTACCAGCACATCGCGTAGAACGCCATTTACCAAGCCCCACACCTTGGCCGCCATCGTCGCCTTAGTAGGGCTGTATTCGAATGCTTTTGCTATCTCTTCGTCAACATAATAGTGTATTGGCTTGCCATTATCCATCACAGTCAATATCCCTAGTCGCGGGTCTTTAGGTGGAACCGGCACTCTCCCGCTGGCATCTAGACTGTATACCATGTCTGCTTGATCTATCGCCCCGGAGTTCATCAGGTCATTTACAAGCTCGTATTTAACTTTGTTAAGTTTGGCAGCTCGTAAAATAGACACGTCTTGCAGCACGGTTGCTATAAACGGGTTCTCAATGTCCGACAGCGTACCTATTTGTTTGTATATTTTCGCTGATACTTGGCCTCCGAATTTATCCTCCAGGTACTTCGTGACGGAAAACTTACCGTAGTCTTTGCTACTGTACAGCAGCTTCATTTGTCCTTTGGAGAATATGCCGGAATCCTCTGCTTGCGGAAATATCACCTCTTCCCGTATTCTGCGATACTGCTTAACAATCTGCTGAACGGTTTTGTACTTCTTGTCGCCTAAACGCACCCGCAATGCGTCTAGAGTTTCCGCAGCAGTGTCTGTCGTATGGCCTAGCGGGTTAGCGTAATCAGCACGATCAGCTCCTATACGCCGCAGGAACATGTATGTGCCAACGTCCTCGTAGGTTATATCGTTATCGGTCATGACCTTAATAATATTATCGTTGATAGTGTTGAAGTAATCATCGACTTCAGAAGAGATGTAGCGCGATTCCTCCAACCCATAGCGCGCCTCGTACGCTGCTTCTGATACGTCATCTTCGGCAGAACCTTCTCTGACTCTGATACCTTTTAGCATGGCGTGTTGTTCATCAACCAAACCAGCGACTAAAGTATCATAGATAGAGACGGCTCCTTTTCGCGCTCTGTCTATTGCTGCGGCCCGCGCCACGTTGCCACGCCGTTGCATGTCATATATGGCGGCCAAACGACGGTCACTTAGCGCACCTCGGTCTTTATACTGATCTTGTATAGCTTCATACGCTTCCAAAACCTTAGGCTTACGTACCATATAGCCATATATCATCTTAGTAAACTTAGGTGCTATGCTCTCCGCTAGACCAGGGTCATTAAACAGTACGCTAACAGCATCAGCGTACAATTCCACCGGAGAATACCTATACTCAACATATGGGCTATCGGTAGAATCGTCGAACGGTTTCCAGACCTGACTAAGCTTTTTCAACTCGCCCATTATTTCATCCCTGGTAACAAAACCTTGCTTTTCTATCTCCTGTTTGACCAGCTCTTTATATATGGAACCTACCTCGTCTTTATTATCTCCCGCCGCTTTAACAGCTTGCCTTCTCAATTGTCCGCGCCGCTTCGGAGTGAGATGTGTGTCGTTATCGGTAGGCATCTCGCTAATAGTGGTTTTGATGAAGCCTTTTAGTGTTGCTACATGGCCTAGTATGTTACCTCTAGCCAGTGTCTTATCGGGCAGCCAATCTACAAGGTGGCCGATTTCATGAGCTAATACACGTGGTGCCAACTCTTTATCTACCCTATATACCCGATATATTTCTTTGCCGGTCTTTTTGTCCCACTCATAGCGTACGGCAACGGATTCTAATGGTATTTGGCGTTGCTTAGCCGCGGCCTTGCGTAGCTTGTCCATTATGGCCGCTCGCTCCGTGGCGTCGGTAGGTTTACCGGAGAAAGTGATTAACTCTTCACCAAGGAATATATCACCCTTTAATTCTATATGCCCACGATTGCCTTGCGCTTTGAACACACCAAGTGCTTTACCGTGCATTGAATTAAGGTACTCTCTTATTACTGGAACCCTACCCTCATTTATTAGCTTCGCTAGCTCTACTAACTCCGGCATTTCTATAGGAGAAGTGCCACCAGCAGACATTTTGCTGAGGGGTATGGTTTCTTGTATTGCTTCAGGTCGAGTGACAGCAGCAGTGGCGTAACCTCCGCCAGACGCTGTCGCAGTGGTTCCTTGTGGTGGCATTACTGGCTGTTGCTTTAATCCTTCTGGAATACCTTCGGTTGAATATCCTGCCGGTTGCTCGAGTGTTTCTCCTGCTCTAATTGCAACATCCGCTTGAGCAGTAGTTGTACTATCAACGGCCTCACCTTCAAAGAGGGGTGTTGCTTCCACTTGTTGTTCTGGCCCATAGCTAAGCTCCACCTTCCTGATGGCGGCTTCCAACACCTCAGCCTTGGTTGGCACCGTGCCTCCGGCAAACAATGCACTTTGCCCTGGTACGCCTGCCGCTTCAATAGCATCTGCTGTGGCTATTAGTATTTCAGATAACTTCTTGCGACTACGCTTATGTTTATCCAACATCTCCATAGCCCGCACTGCCTCCGGTGTCATGTCGTCGGAGAATAGTTGTGTTTGGGCTAGGTACGTTTCTAACGACATCCCTGCTTCTCGTAGGCTCGATAACTTGTTTGCCGCCGCTGCTAAATCCATAGACAAGTCTAGTGGATGCAGTTGACCTTTAGCAATTCGATCACTGATGTTCGCTATCCTTGGTGCGGCGATAAGCATGGCTCCGGTGATATTGCGAATATTGTTATCGGTTGATTCCGCCATTTTCTCCAAGCTGGACGGATCTCCGTACGCTTTGGCGAACACCGCATTACGTATCCTATTTACGCCGGCTTGCGATAGACTGCCGTCAGATGTTGTGTACTCAGCTCTATCAGAGTGGCTTACTACCTCACCCATGAAGCGAACGATGAAATCCCTATTTGCCGCAGTCAGAATCTCGCCATCCTCAGACGGGTAGAACAAATTCAGTATGCCTTCGGATATACGCTTCGCATCTACCATAGCCTGCTCTGTGGCACTCATTGCTGCTTGTGACGATTCTCCAGCATCATAGACGAATTGCTCTCTATCTACATCAGTGGTGCGGATACGCACTAACATCGGTTTATCGAATCCATTAACCTCTTCGGCAGTAAGCCCGAATTGCTCCGCATTATCGGCAAGCCAGTTCTTATACTGTCCCGCACTATCCATGCCGTAGTGGTAAGCACGCCTGATACCAAGCGTACGTCCATTACCAGATTCAACGATCATATCGGAGCCTACAATCGGAGCACCGTCACCAGGTTTGGGGCTTCTTCCGAAATATTCGAGTATGGGCCTTTGCGCAATCCGACTAATCTGATCTTCCGAGGCCGCACGTGTGCGGTCTCTAGGTTGCAGCTCGGGCGGGAACGCCGGATTAACGTTTAGGTTTATGTCATGCGATGTTACTAGGTCGTCTACATCGACAACAGCGTATACGACGTCTATCGGCATGCCGCGTTCTGTCACCACTTTATCTGCACCACCTGTTTTCACAGGTGTCTGCTTAGCTGGTGCAGGCGGTTTTACTGTTTCTGTTAGATCAGGCGTAACTACTCCTTGTGCTGTTGGTAATGGTTCAGAAGGCGGTGCGGTCTGTTGCGGTGGTGTAAACGCCGCTGCTGGTGCGATAGACGCTCCTGCTTGTGGTACTGGAATAGGTTGTGAAGTAGGAGCGGTAGATGCAACCGGTTGCTGCGGCGCAACTATTGGTATTTGTGCGCTTCCTACATCTGCTGCGCCTGTAGTAGTAGCCGCTTTCCACGCTGATTCGAACCTGTGCCTCACTTCTGCAGATAAGCGAGGCGGGGCTTCAACACCCATTCGTTTGCCAGAAGAATATGCCGCATTGATATTCTCCCAGAATTGCCGATACTTAGCGTTTACCATAGCCCTGTCACCGGTTTTTGCTGCCTTTGCACCTTCGACTAGTGTGTTTTTGATCTCTCTTGATTTTGCTATAAAGTCAGCATCCGGCCTTACCGGATTCATCATAGCCATTCCAGCGTGTAACAATGCCATAGCCGCGATTGGCACGCCAGCTTGCTTTAGGTAATCTATGCCTTTCTCATCAGAGAAAGGATAAGCAGCCGCGGTAGCACCTGCTCCTGCTCCTGCACCAGTCAATGCCGCTTCTGCAATGCGGTTCATTCCGGGCTTGAATACATTTATAGCCTGCCTAGTTAAAGTGCCGCCTACGCCTGCTCCTGCACCGAACGCCGCTTCCTTGGCGTAGTCCTTCGGGGTCATTGGTACGCCTTTGGCATGTTGCATCCCAGCAAATGCCAAGTTAGTAGCTGCGCCGCGAGCAGCTGCTTTAGCAACTGTAGGTGCGAGATGTCCCACTCTAGCTAACGCAGGCGACATACCTAAGGCGGCGTTCAGGTTCCCTACCATAGCCCCACCCAGCGCGTATTGGCCTACTGTACCTGCTGTAGTTCCCACAAAGCTAGCTATGTTGTCTAGCGTAGGGTTGCCTGTTGTCGTAGGCGCATATGAGCCTGGCTGCCCTATGAAAAAATCGCCAGCGGCTTCTGCTGCTCGGCTAGAAAACTTAGCTGGTGTCGTTTGGCTAAGCCAATACAAAGGCTGTGATAAAGCAGTAGCGGCCTTGGTGAATGTAGGATGTTTCCTATATATTGATGGGTCTATACCGCGTTCTATATATGTATTGTATTGCTGCTCGTTCTTTTTCAACTCAATCGCCGTTAACGCACTTAATGTAAACGCATCTGCATTAGGGTAGTTAACCATGTATTTGAGGTACACTTCAATGGGGGTGGGGCCGAACCCGCTCCATTGCAATGTTTGTGCGTTATTCATATACACCCACCCCTCTCATTACTGATTCGGTAATTGCAATCCGTCTTGCTTCCAATACTTTTTCACGTTCCAATCTCCAGCCATGAAGTACATGTAATCATGTAGGTCTTTGCCTATCATAGGCTTAACCTTGCCTAAGAGAACGACGAAGTCGTTGTAGGGCATCTTTTTGGCAGATTCAGTCAGCATGTTTATGATCTCGGTTTTATCTGCCTCTGTAAAATTAGCTGGATTCGGCACCCTATCATCATCATATGGATTTAATATGCTGCTTAATGTTCCAGCCCTTAACCTATCTAACACATCATTACCTGTCGACAGGAAGTTCCAGACGGATTCCTTGGCTTCTTGTGGTGTGCTTACAGCGGTAGGCGTGCGCCCTAGCACACTGTTAGTGTTAGCCTTGTCGCCGCTACCTAATGCCTGCATTGCCGCCGCTTGTGCTGCTGGATTGGCACCTTCGCCGGATGATGTTTGAGCCGTTTGCGCAGCTTGCTCTGCTAGTAGTCTGGCTAGGTCTTGCAATGTATCTGATTGTGTGCGCCACTGACCAGATTGGTAGTCGTAGGCTTGATGCTGCATAGCGCGGTTAGCTAGCTCCCATTGCATAGCAGCTAACTTCTGATCGGCTGTTGGCGTGCCGCCATAAGGCATAGCATTCACATACTCAGGATGCCATTCCCCTGTGCGGTTGTAGAGACCGTAGGCATACTGCTGCTGCAAGTTGCGTGCTGCAGGCGAATTGCCAGCAATATATTGCTGGATGGTTTGTTCGTCTACAGCTTCCGGATTGTACTGGCCCATCGTGTTCGCCCAGTTTATAGCCTGCTGCCGTTGTTGTATGGTCGGATAGGCATTTCCGGCTAATGATTGTGGTGCCGCTGGTAACCAGCTTGTATCTATGTCGCCTACGTTTTTAGCCCTTTGCGCCCCATACTGCATCTGCATATTTTGCAAGTCAGCACCCACGCCAGGAGCATCGTAGCCTAGATATGATCTTAGCCACGAATCGTCGTAGGAAGAGCCATACGTGTTCCCCATTGCGTTAGCCATACCTTGTGCCCATTTCCTAGTAGACATAGTAGGCATGCCTTGTAGATTACCGCTTTGCATATCCTGCCAATACTTTATTGCATCCTGAACCATCGGGTCGTTCATATCAAAGTTAATAGGTTGTGCCATTATAATAAGCCCCCCTTCTAGCTGTGCTTCCATAAGGGTCGTTAAAAATGGTTAATTCATAGTCTGGTGCTTGTCCAGCTAGTGTTTGAGCAATATTGCGGTTCGTAGCAGCCGTGTTCATCTTAGTCCACGGGAACATACCCATATGCTCAGCGGCATTAAAATACGTATTAGCCAGCATGCCTCCTGTTTGAAGATTCTGCTGTTGCTGCCCCAAATTTAGCGAACCCTGCTTCAGCGACCAATCCGCCGCCGCTTGTTGCTGGTTATATTTGTTCTGCCAGTCTTGCTGCATCATCTGTTGTGCCATACCCGCTTGCTGCGAAGCTAGGTAATCGCTACGCATGACATCATTAGGCATTTGCCCATAAAAACCGCGTTGCATGGCCTGGTGATCGTATTGTTGGGCTAGCGGGTTCATTTGTGCTTCTGCCATTTGTAATGCTTGCTCCCAGGTCATGCTTGGCTCCATTTGCGGGTATTGTGGCTGCTTATTGCGCCCGAATATCGTGCCTATTGTGTTTACGACAGCAGGCGCAGCTTGCAATAACAGAGCAATGGTTGCCGGGTCCATAAATTTCACCACCCTTACAGTCTCATAATCCAGTAAAGCGCAACGTATGGCGGCATGTGGTTAGCTTCGTCAACCGTTGTGTCGGCACTTGCGCTGACACTATCCAGTACAAATGTGGTCGAACCGGTCATCAAATCCACCGGTGTGGTCTCTTCAGTGATTGTCACCGTCGTAGTAGCTGTATGATCATGGCTAGTGGCACCGCCAGTTGTATGCGCTAGGTGTGTTGTATCGGCTCCCAAAACAAACTTCCCCCGTAGGTCTGGTGTGCCTCTTGTGCCGTCGCACAGTACCCAACCGACGGGTATATTAGCCAACGTTCCCGACCACAGTATGATGGCTCCAGGTGGCAGATACGCTGCCCATGTCCCGTATTTTTTTGAGTATATCTCGCCGCCAATATACGCTTCGCTGCTAGCCCCCAGGACTACCACGCTGCCTGGAGTTCCGCTTGTGTTAGGCACATGGCCCTGCAACGAATAGGCGTCGCCCGTAATGTTA